CGACATCTGGGGTGACAGCTAGCACATACGGTTCTAGTACTGAGTCAAGCGTACTTAACATTGATAATAAAGGTCGTGTAACATCCGCATCAACTGTTACAATAACACCTGCATGGAGTAATGTCACAGGTAAACCTACTACTATTAGCGGGTATGGTATTACAGATGCGGTAAATTCATCGTTGTTGGGTGCAGTGAGTGGTGTTGCAACATTAGGTAGCGATGGTAAGATTTTAACTACACAGCTCCCATCATATGTTGATGATGTCTTAGAATTTGCTAACTTAGCTGCATTACCAGCGACGGGTGAATCTAGTAAAATATACATAACCTTAGACTCTGGTAAAATTTATAGATGGTCCGGTAGCTTGTATATTGAAATAGCTACATCAGTCGGGTCAGCAGATGTTGCTGTAAAATTAGTAACCGCTAGAACAATTGCTGCAACGGGTGATGCTACCTGGAGTACATCATTTGATGGTTCTGCTAATGTATCTTCCGCATTAACATTATCAGACTCAGGCGTATCAGCTGGATCTTACGGAACAGCTACACGTACAAGTACTTTTACAGTTGATAGTAAAGGTAGGTTGACTGCTGCTGGTACATCATTAATAACCCCAGCTTGGAGTAATATTACTTCTAAACCTACTACTATTAGTGGTTACGGTATAACAGATGCACAGCCGTTAGAAACTAAATTAACGTCAATTAGCAGTCTTTCAGATTCATCATCTGGTATATTAAGATTGACTAATGGTACCGCAAGCTATGATACTAATGTATACCTAACAGGCAATCAATCGATATCGTTTACTGGCGATGCTACCGGGTCTGGGACAACATCGGTTGCATTAACTTTAGCTAATTCAGGTGTGACATCTGGAACTTACAATAACAGTGCAACTGCTATCACACCATTGACTGTTGATACGAAGGGTCGTATTACAAGTACAGGAACTAATGTCACTATAACCCCTGCTTGGGATAGTATCACAGGTAAACCTACTACTATTAGCGGCTATGGGATTACAGATGCTGTAAATTCCTCGTTATTAGGTACAACAAACGGTGTTGCAACATTAGGTAGCGACGGTAAAGTTCCATCCACGCAGTTACCATCATATGTTGATGATATCTTGGAATTTGCTAATTACGCAGGGCTTCCAGCAACAGGTGAAACAGGTAAATTATATCTAGCGTTAGATACCAACAAAGTGTATAGATGGTCCGGTAGTGTTTATATTGAAATTGCTTCATCAGTTGGATCTGCAGATGTAGCTACAAAATTAGTAACATCAAGAACTATATCATTAACAGGGGACGCAACATGGTCGGTAGCATTCGATGGTTCAGCGAACGCATCATCCTCGTTAACCTTAGCTAATAGCGGGGTTGCTGCTAGTTCGTATGGTTCTGCAACATACGCAAGTACATTTACCGTAGATAGTAAAGGTAGGTTGACTGCTGCTGGTACATCATTAATAACCCCAGCTTGGAGTAACATTACATCAACTCCTACTACAATTAGTGGCTATGGTATAACAGATGCACAACCATTAAATTCAAAATTAACATCTGTTAGTGAGTTGTCCAACTCATCCACAGGTCTAGTAAAACTAACAAATGGTGTAGCAAGCTTTGATACCAATACATATCTGACCGGTAATCAATCGATATCATTTACTGGTGATGCCACTGGATCAGGTACAACATCTGTTTCATTAACATTATCTAATACTGGAGTTATCGCTGGATCATACAATCAAGTAACCGTAGATACAAAAGGTAGGGTATCTAGTGGTGTTTCCGCTACTAATACCCCAACTGCTAATCAAGTATTTGTTGCATCGTCAACATCAGCTGGTTCATGGCAAACCTATTTTACAGGTACTACTAATGCGAGTGATTTATCATCTGGTACATTAGATCCTGCGAGATTGCCAGCTACAGGTGTTTCTGCTAGTTCATTAACAACCGGTACATTACCAGCAGCAAGATTACCTAATATCGGTAGTGCAGGTACATACTTATCAGTTGTAGCTGATGATACCGGTCGTGTTGTAGGTGGTAGTAAATTAAACAATATTACAATGAATATCTTTAAACGTAATAAAACTGTTGCAACTCACGACACTGCTGTTGTTACAGCAGCAGCGGGTGCACCTAATTCTATTACATTATCATTCTATAAACGTGATAAAACTATTGTATCGTATGATGCATCTTTATAGTCATCATATTCATTCATTAAATATACGTTACAAACAATCATAAAGTTGGAGAAATAACAGAATGAGTTTAGATAGCTTTAAGCTTATTGAAGGTTCAGTTAATTATAATATTGTCGCTACTACTATTACATCAGCGCAAGTATCAGCATTAACAACACTCGAAACCGGTGAAATTATTTATGTTACCGATGGTACATACCCAGGATTAAAAGTGTACTCCGGTACAGCGTGGATACCATTAGGTACATCTGCTGCTAATATACCGTTTGCACCTACTGGTGGTATTGCAGCAGCAACCATTCAAACAGCTATAGCTGAATTAGATACCGAAAAGGCAGCTATTTCATCATTAGCTACAGTTGCGACTAGCGGTAGTTATACAGATTTAACCAGTAAGCCAGATTTAACACTAAAAGCTGATTTAGTTAGCGGTAAAGTACCAACGGCACAATTACCCGATACATTATTAGGTCAAATGACGTTTAAAGGTACACTAGATTTATCGACAACTCAACCACCCACTGCTGCAACTGGCAATAATGGTTGGTATTATGTTGTATCTATAGCTGGAACGAGCGGTGGTACAACTTATGCAATCGGTGACCAAATAGTCAGTAACGGTACAGCTTGGACTAAAATTGGCAAATCAGCTAATATCACATCTGTAAATGGCTACACAGGGATTGTAGTGTTAGCTAAATCTGATGTTGGTTTAACAAATGCTGATAACACATCTGATGTTAATAAACCTGTTAGTACCGCTCAACAAGCAGCTTTAGATTTAAAAGCTACTAAATCGAGTCCAGCATTTACAGGAAATGTAACTGCTACAGGGACTGTATCAGATTCATTAGGTAACCTTAGATCATTACCTCAAAATTTACAAACAGCGGCGTATATATTAGCATCAACAGATGCTGGTAAGCATATTAGTATCACTACCGGCGGTGTTACTATACCAACGAGCGTGTTTGTCGTTGGAGATAGTGTTGTAATTTATAATGATAGTTCAGCATCGCAACCTATAACTTGTTCAGCTCTTACAGCTTATATTAGTGGTACAAACGCTGTTAAAGCTTCTATAACACTTGCTGCAAGAGGTATCGCTACTATAATGTGTTATAAAACAAATGAAATTGTAATATCGGGTGATGTTTCCTAAGATACATATCTAAATATTAAAAACGCAATTATAGGAGTTATGTCTAATGCTAGTAGATGATCTTAGTATTCTTGAAGGTTCATCGATCTCTAACCTTGTTATGCCCAATGTTACGGAGGCGCAACGGCTTGCGTTACCGTTTCCTAATGTTGGTGAAGTTGTTTATCAAACCTCTAACCCTGTTGGGCTATACGTATACGATGGTACCAGTTGGTTAAAAACAGCTACCTCAACTAGCAGTGGTACTTTAGAATTACCAGTTTTTGCAGGTGATGTAACTTCGACACTCGGTTCAAATTTCCTTACCCTCAAAACAGTTGTTACACCAGGTACATATTCTCGGGTTACGGTTGATGAAAAGGGTCGTGTTACAGCTGGCTTTTCACCAACAACAGCTTCTGGACAAGGTATAACCGACGTCTATACAAAAACAGAAATTGATAGTTCATCACGAGTGTCTTCTATCAATGGTAAAACAGGGATTATAACAAAATTAGCACCAACTGATATTACCGGCTTAGCTCTTAGTGCTACCACCGATACAACTAATGCAGCAAATATCACAACTGGTAAGTTACCATTATCTGTAATACCAGTATTTACGGGTGATATCACTAACTCCACTTCTTCAACTGATATTTTATTAAAAGATGTATCTGTCGCAGGTACATATAATAAAATCACAATTAACTCGAAAGGTTTAGTAACAAGTGGATCGCTTGAAAACACTTTAGCAGGTATGGGAGTTGTAGACGGTATTAGTGCTAGTTTATTACCTTCAGGTAACGCAACAAGCGCTCAAATCGTGATGGGGAATGATACACGGTTATTGGATTCAAGAACTCCAAAAACACATACACACATATCAACTGACATATCTGATTTTATATCTAAAACAACAGACCTTGTTGCTTCTACTACACAATTAACTACTAATAGGTTGTTAGATGGTGTTCCTACTACCGGTAACACTCTTAATAAATTGTATGATTTGATTGTAGCTGGTAATACTCAGTTAGTTGTTAATACTATTGGAGATAGAGATAGTTTAAATATCACTACCACATCTGTTACGGTATTTGTTGAAGATGATGGTACAGGAAATTGGGCTATTTATAAACCAACGTCTATTGGTCAACCAGCGACCTTTTTCCAAATTTTATCTAAAATAGATTTAGCTGTAGCAACTGGTACGGAAGTTGAAGTTTTAGCTAATAAAGACCCGGATGGTTCATTATTATCAAATAGTGATTACAAATACCCATCACAACGTGCTGTTAAAACATACGTTGATAGCAGAATACTTGCGGCTGGTCCACAAGGTGCGGGTGTTGTAGCATCAACTGTACTAACAGTAAATGGTTTTACACCTGACCTTACCGGTAATGTTGCTACCCCGTATATAGCTACAATTAACGGTACTGCTCCGGATAGTGCTCATAATATATCATTGACAAATATTTTATCTGTTAATAATGTGCGGCCAAATAGCACCACCGGTAATATTGCATTAGATGTTGTAACCACTATTAACGGTAAATCAGGTTCAATTGAAAAGATATTACCGACCGATATCGCTGGTGTGTTTGATAGTGTTAGTGGTAATATACTGTCGAGTATGATGCCTGTATTTACAGGAGATATTACATCACCGGGTGGGACAACATCTCTAAACTTATCTACTATAACTGGCCTTACAGCTGGTACATATAATAGTGTTACAGTAGATACAAAAGGACGTGTTACAGCTGGTACATCTGTTCAATATACAACAACGGATGCAAGCTTGTTATCATCAGGTACCGTAAATAGCGCGAGGTTACCAACCTTTGTAGGTGATGTCACTTTAACGCCTACAACAAATGAATTATATTTAACACCTATTAATGGGCTTACAGCTGGAACATATAATAATGTCACTGTTGATAATAAAGGTAGAGTTGTTGCTGGAAATACTCACGATTTACTACCGGTTAGAGTTATTCGCAGAAATTTAGCACCAGCTACATATAATTTACCAGTATCAGCTCTCGCAGGGTACGATTCATTACCGCTTACTATACGTAAAGCAAATGGCTCAGTTGTATCTTATACTATGCCATCTAACGCATTATAACACGGAGTAATTATGACATTAAGCACCTTAACATTGATTGAAGGTTCTGTAAATGCTAATGTATTGCTTACAAAAGTAACAAAAGCACAAAAAGACGCTCTACCAAACCTTGAAATAGGTGAAACCGTTTATCAAACCGATAATAATATTGGTATGCAAATATATAATGGTACGAGTTGGGACTCTTTTAAAGGTAGTTTAACACCAAATGTACAAACAACATTGTATACACCAAATGTGTCTGATAATGGTAAAATTATTATCATGTCAGGTGATGCTATAACAATACCTGCGGGTATTTTTAATACTGGGGATCACATACAAATAGTAAGCAATACGCAGTATAACGTTAGTATACTGTGTTCAAACGTCACGGCGTATATTGCTGGATCCAACACAATTAAAACAACCGTAACATTAGCTACTCGTGGTAGATGTGAGATATTGTTTTATGAACCTAATAAAGTAGTAATTTCTGGTAACGTTAACTAATCGGTGTAATAATGATTTTAGATGGGATAACAATTATATCTGGTTCAGCGAACGCTAATATAGTTTGCTCTAACGTAACATATGCAACCAGAACAGCATTAACAAATTTGGAAGTAGGTGAAATTGTTTATCAAAATGATACCTACAATAACAGCACACCCGGCATATACATTTATACCGGTACAGGTTGGTTTCAAATAGGTAACAAAACAGGTCCAGCTACTTTATCACAATACCAAATTACAGATGCATATACTAAAACAGAAACAACTACTCTGTTAACCAGTAAAGCAGATCTTGTTAATGGTACAGTACCTACTAGCCAATTACCTAGTTCATTATTAGGTCAATTGACTTATAAAGGTATGCATGATATGACACTATCGTTACCTGCAGCTAGTGCAGGTAATATTGGTAATTTTTATATTGCAAGCAATAGTGCTCCTAACAATGGTTATAGTTACGGTGATTGGGCTATTAGTAACGGTACAACATGGGATACATTAACTTGGGTATTTGGTGTTAATTCTGTTAACGCTAAGACTGGTAATGTATCTTTAACAAAATCAGATATAGGTTTATCAAATGTTGATAATACATCCGATAATGATAAACCTATTAGTTCCGCTACTACAGACGCATTTTTATTAAAAGCTAATCTAACTGGAGCAGCATTTACTGGTCCTATCACGACAAATAATACAATATGTGGTGCCAATAATACCGAACTAAGTTTCTTATCTGGTGTTACAGCTTCTATTCAAGGTCAATTGAATAGTAAATTATCTAATAATAACCCGTCTATTAGTGGGGCTGTAACAATTAACGGATCTGTAACTGCTAATAATTATACTGATAGTAAAGGTAGTATACGTACAGTTCCTCAAAATTTACAAACAGTTGCTTATACGTTACTTTCAACTGATACAGGTAAACATGTTGCTACAGGACATAACGTTACTGTACCAAGTGGAGTTTTTGGTATTGGAGATACAGTTCTGTTGGTAAATACTGGTAGTGAGGTAATTACAGTTGATTGTTCAGCGATTACAGGTTATATTGCAGGTTCTAATACAGCAAAACAATCTGTTAGCGTACCTGCCAAAGGTATGTGCACAATTTTGTTTTACACTCCTACATCAGCTATATTAACTGGAAGTATATTCTAATATGATCACGACTGGGTTTTTTGGGACATCTTTACCTACTGGTATAATTTGGTACACACCTAATAATTTAGGTGAAATATCTAGCGATGAAATTTTTGTGTCGCTAAGCACCAACTTACCGTGTACTTACGAAATTATTTTATTCGGTAGTATAGATATTGTTGCCCCATTCATCTTAGGTGATGTGCTGTATATGGGTAACCCTAAAGATAATAATGAATACACGTATTCAATCCTTGCAAAATCCGGTGTATTATCTTCCGTTAGGACTTTTAAGTTTATTGCTAAACGTACAGAACCTAAGTTTGTTACAGAAGATATTATTCAATTGTCAACGTCAACTGAAATTGATTATCAATTAATAATAATGGAACCTCGAGAAACGGATATCTATACTATTATAGATGGAGAGTTGCCAACCACCTTATTATTAACAAAAGATGGACGTATAATAGGTACCAACCCGTTTGATAACTCATTATCGAGTTTTGTAGTACAAATTGATGATGGTGTTTATCGTGTAACAAAACAATTTACATTACGTGCATCACCTAATGTTCTAGAATACGATCTACCTACCTGTAATACGATCGATACATTTGGATATAATAAAGGCTCGTTTATAATAGACGACGCTTGGTTAATAAGCAATGGATGGGATGGGCTATATTCAAACGTTAGTGTTAATATTGGTTCTAGATATTACCCTAAAGATGGTACCGATACAGAAGGTCAGGGAATCAATAACGCTCCTACTGTTATCGTCGATGTAAAACGTCATTGCGATTTAGTAATAAAAATATCAGGTGATGTTTTTGGACCGTGGGGACATAAAGGCGAAAATTATTCTGATAATGAATTGTTTCAATATAAACATTCAATGTCGTTAAGCGGTTTAAATGGTGGCATAGCGTTACAGTTATGGTCACCGTGCACTATAATAAACTCTGGTACAATATATGGCGGTGCAGGCGGTGGTGGAGCTGGTGGATGCGGTATTACGTATTTTGGTCGTAATGATCCTGGTGCTGGTGGAATGGGTGGGGCGGCTATCGATATCCGATCACAGAACGTTATAGTGTATAACCACGGTACCATAGGTGGAGGTGGCGGGGGTGGTGCTGGTGGTTGGGGCTCTGAACAAGATGGTGATGAACCAGGTAACTCCGGGACTGACGGGTTAATATCAGGTCAAGGTGGACACGGAGGTGCTGGTACAGGTACTGATGCTTCAGTGGGCGGCATGGGGGTTAATGTTGGTTTAGATGGTTACGATGGATTTAGTGTCAATTATTTACCTGCAAATGGAGGCAAGGCTGGTTATGCTATTCAAACAGAATATACTTATACCTTAATCGATACAGGTACTATTATTGGTACTGTTGAAAGTTTTTAATATTGTTTTTAGTTCTGTAGTGGTTACACACTACAGAATAGTTTTTCAATACTAAATAGATACGTATTCGTTTAAAAATTAAACTTATACAACAATTTAAAATCCCCCTTCCAAAACAATAATATTAAGGATTATATTATGGCATGGGACGAACCAATAAAATTTAATCATGGAGTTGATAAAATGGTCGATACAGTTATAGCACAACCACAAGATGGTATGTTCGGTGGCGGCACTTTAGGTGCTGTTCTTTTAGGTTCATTATTACCTCGTTTAACTAGTAACGGCGCTGATGCAGCTGCAGTTGCAGCTTCACAAAACAATGCTGGAACTAACCAAATCTTACAAGCTTTAAATCAAGGTCAAAACGCTACATCAACGCAAATCATCACACAAGATGTTAACCGTTTAGGTAGAGATGTTGCAAACAGTGCTGCTGGTACTCAAGCTGCTATTGCTGCTAGTACTTTAAACTCTACTGTTGCGGCTCTTCAAGGTCAAAACGGTATTACAAGTTCAATTGCAAACGCAGCTGCTGATGTAACAGCAAACGTTAACAATTCACGTAATGGTGTTATCGATGCAGTGAATCAAGCAACAAATATGCTTGATGCTGACTTACACGGTATAGCTAGTGCCATGACTGCTGGTTTTGGATCGATTACTGATAACTTGAATCGTTCTACTTTAGCAAATTTACAAGCGTCACATGCTAATGAAGTTGCTACTTTAACTTCTGCTTATGGTATTCAAACAGCTATTACTAACGATGGTTCAAAAACTCGTGATTTGATCAATGGTTATAATGTTGCTGACCTAAATCGCCAAATCATAGTTGCTGAAAACCGCGTTGCTGAATTATTAGGTGATAACCGTCATGCAAGAAGCACAGCTGATATTATTATCAATAACAACAACAATGCTAATGCAGTTGCTACAGCGATGCAGCAGCAACAACAGCAACAACAATTAGCATCTGTAACTGGTACATTGAGTAACCTTTTAGGTCATATTCAATCTATTAGTCAAACAGTTGTTAATACTGGTACAATGCGTGGTAATGCTTTAACACCGGTGCAAGTATAGAAAGATCTTTCACAGGTCACCCTAAAGCTAAGTATGGGTTGCGACTGTTAGGATAATATGCCAGAGATGATTAAGCAGCTTGCGCTTAATCATCGTTATATGACTTATTGAACACATGTAATAAATACCATATTTGATTAGTAAAGGGAATTTTTATGTATAATCCAAATATTGACACGACAATCTCATCAATCCAATCTTTATTGAGTAACCTTAAAACGGTTGCACATTCACAAACACCATCAGTGAATGCACCATTTCCAAACAACTTTCAGGAAATGATTGATTCAGCTGTAGCTAAATCTCTTGAAAATATAGCTAGTACACGTATAATAACAGAGCAAGAATTAGCGACCACCCCTGAACCAAGTCAATTAGAGACAAAAATAAATCAATTTGCTGAAATATTACTCACTACTGAGCAAATCAGCTGGTTAAGTGATCCTACTATTATTAGCGGGTTGCCATTATTTTTTAAGTCTGAAAAAGGTAAAGCTGCAGTCGGGTTGCTGTTTTCAGAGTATCAGGATTATGTAAACCGGTAACACTAAATATATCAACATACGTTAAAAAAGGAGTTTTAAACGTGAAAAAAATAGCAACAAACAACTCACAAACTGTCCAGTACACCGTTATAGAAGATGTAATTCTTCCTAATACCGTTATAGTAACTGACAGTGAAGGTAGTCAGTATTCAGTACATTCAACAGCAGTCGTTGGCGATGTTCTTGTATTTGCAGAATCTGTCGAACAACCTTTTTTTATGTCCCTTGAAGATTTTTCAGTGGGACGAACACTTTAAACACCAAGGGTATAATTATAATGTCGAGTTATGGACCACATAAAGATTCACCAAATGCAATTATTCGTGATGCTAATACGATCTCGGTGGAATTATCTGTTACAGGATCAATAGGTACTATTAGTTGGTCCATACCTAAGAATATAAATTCTGACGCGTTTTTACCTGACGAGTATGACGGTATTTTGTTGGTTGTTGATACAAAACCAATAGAATTAAAACCAGCTAATAGTAAATTCTATCAAGCTGATACTACCGTTGATACAAATAAACATGTAGGTGATAAACTAGACTCAGGTCTAGTTGTCGCTGCATTGTATAATGATAAAAAAACAAATTCAGTTCAAATAACTGATCTACTACCAAACACAAATTATTATGTAGCTGCATTTGCATCTGATAACGTTCGTAGATATGGACCAGGTGTGTTTAGTTATTCAATTCCGTACGAACAAAAAAACTTATCATTAGATACAGCTGGCTACCATAAAATAAAATTAGGTGTTTTACCTGATGATGCAACAGGGTTAACAGATGATACAACATTAAAGGTAGATATCGATGGTACATTTTATACCATGACTATTCCACCTTCTATTGATTATGCTGATCTTATCGATCAGTTTAATTTAAGATTAGCTATGCTGAGCAACCCATTCATTATTTCACGTCCACCTAATACTAACAGTTATACCGTTATCGGTGGTCAATTAGCTAAATGGAACGGCTCACGCTCAATCCCATTAGAGTGCTATTTTGGCGATACATCACCTGATTTTGTTCCAGATGGTACATATTGGTATAGTGGTGGTACACTATGGCAATGGTCTCAGGGTTCATGGACTTCTGTAGACTTATATAAATTTATTCATTCTGTTGATAATTTAGTTTGTGGTGATGTTTGGTATGATCCAGACAAATCATTATCTCATACTTGGACAGGGTATAGTTGGTCTAAATTTAAAACGTACGTAACTATCAAAGATCCAAGTCTTTGTATAACATCTACTTGCAAAGATATATGGTTTAATGGTACCGATTATTACAAATATAAAAGAACGTGGAATAAATTAAAAGTCTTTACATCAACTGTCGACCCTATTACCTACTATAATGGCTATTACTGGTATCATAATAATAGAATTTCTCAATTAGTTAATGGTACCTGGACAGATATTGTTGTTGTTATTTCAGAAACAGAACCAACTAATTTAGCATCTACATGGTATAAGCCATCTGATAACCAGTTTAGACAATCAGCTAATAATATTTGGGTCGTTATACCTGCTACTATTATTAATGTGTCGTTTGATGTGTTGATTCCAAGTGATTGGTATTGGTATGACGAAACCGATTTGCATACTTGGGATGAAACTAATAATGATTGGGTCGTTGTAACAAACGTTTTAACAAGTGCTACTGACCCTAATTTAAGTTCTGTTAAAACTAATGAATTTTGGCTTAATGGTACTGCACTTAAGCAGTGGGATGGTAGCCAGTGGGTTGACATCCAACGATATATTAATCAAACTGTTGAACCTACATTAGATATTGGAATGCATTGGTATGATGGTTCAACATTCCGTCGATGGGATAGCTTCAGTTGGGAAACTATTGATGTTATTACGTCTTTAACATCAACTTTCACCACATTAACAATTGGTCAATTCTGGTTTGATACTAGTGTAGACTTGTTATCGATGTGGAACGGTACAAATTGGGTACCATTAATGTATTCACCTGTTAGTGTTGCACCAGATGTTGGTACATTGTGGTACGATATGAACGATATGCGTAAATGGAATGGTTCAGATTGGATTGATGTAAAACCTAAAGCTATTGCTGAACTAATTAATGGCGATATCCTGTTTTCAAGTACATCAGTCGGGAGTAAATCAAAATTTGTTATCTATGAATATGATGATGCTAACTCTCCTAATACATTCAATTACACCTCACCAGTAGGGCAATTTGATAACCATGTAATTGGTACTGATCATGTTTCAACTATTCCTTTATATAAACAAGTAGGTGTAGGGACTGACGGTACACAAGATGAACGTCGTGCAATGGCTAATAACTTGTTAATGTATCTCGGGTACCCTTCTGTACAAGTTGAGTTAGATAAAGCACAAGTAGATTTTTGTATTGATATGGCATTAACATCGTTTAGAAAAATGTCATCAAGTGCATATGAAAGAGCTGTATTTTTCTTAGATCTTGAACCTAATAAACAGCAATACTTCTTAACTGACGGTACCGTAGGTTTAAACAAAATCGTCGATATTCAAGCTGTTTACAGACGTAATAGCTCTTTTATGAGTGCTAGTGCTGGTAACGGAATTTACGCACAACAATTCTTGCAATGGTTGTATGCTCCGAGTGCGCAAATGGATTTAACATCTTACCATATTATTTCACAATATATTGAAACGATGGAAATTTTATTTGCGGTACGTTTAGTACATAGGTTTAACGAACGTAGCAGACGTTTAGATTTTTATCAAAACATTGGTGTACCAGAACGTGTTCTTGTTGATTGTACAATTGAACGCACCGAACAAGAATTATTTACAGATCGTATGACTAGTAAATGGATATTGAACTGGGCTTGCGCTGAAGCAAGTCATATATTAGCTAATATCCGCGGTAAGTATAGTTCTGTACCAGGTGCGGGCGGTAGTGTAACAATGAATGCTGGTGAAATGCAAGCTCGTGCTGATGCGTTATTTGAAAGATGTCATTATGAAATTGATAACTATATTGCTAATGAACCAGAAAATATCGGTTTAGAAAGCACGTTAGTTTGGGGATAATTCATGAAGCTTTTTGAAATCATCAATAACCTTAACGTTAGTAGTAGTGTACCAAAACTATATCATTTATCAACAAGTAAAACGTTAACTAAATTAACACCTAAAATACCTAGAGATGTAGTTAATAGACGTCAAGCGTTTGAAGATAACACGATCCCAAGAGTTTCATTTAGTGAATCAATTAAAGGTTGTATTTTAGGTCTTCAATTAGGTGAAAAAGATTTTTTGGGTGGTAAATGTAGGTTTTATGTCTATGAACCCACTAAGAATTCTCAAATGATATCTAATAACGAGTTAAATAAACACAAATTGATATTTGATTCCGCTGTCACGAAAGAATGGTGGTGTCTTGATGAGGTAACAGTACAGCTACTAGGTAAAATTGAGGTGCATGAAAAACCATACACCCGTGTTGAATTTACACCTCTGCGTATAGGTAATAAGAAATTTTTAAAACCTAATGGAAAAATAGATACGTATTCATACAAGTATAAGTGGTTTTCAAAAGAATAATATGACATATAATCCAAATCGAGTAATACCTCCAGAAACTCTTAATAATAGTTCTTTTCAATTATGGGACGAACCATTATCGAATAGGTTAATGAACGATTACGTTACCGAGAATTTGAATATCGGTGGCTGTGTAGTTAACGTTCATAAACTATTAGGTGTCCACGAACAAAAAACTTTGTCGCAATTGGAAGGAACACCTATTTGCAATGGACAGTACCCTGAATTTCCAGTAACTAACATTAGCGAGAATAATGAGTATGAATGGCATTCTATTAAACACTGCGGACAACGTGATCCTAATACCTTCATTGGTTATGATTTTGGTCCTATTAAATTGTCTACCGGTCAAGACAAATACGCAATCCAAACCGAAGTTAAATATCATATTAGAACGGTTCTTATCCAACAAAGTTCATTAGAAAAAAATCGCGTATCTAAAGTACGTATTGAAAATTCTGATAATGGTGTAGATTGGAAAGGTGTCGCGTTATTAGAATTGCCGAACGATGATGTTGAACATTGGTTGAATATTAAAGCTAGCTTCCCATCGAGATATTGGAGATTAATTCCAATATCTTACGTCGGTGACGGGCTGTGGGCTATTAAAAAGCTAGCTTTTTCGGAATTTAATAAAACCCAATTAGACAACATCCAGGACTATATTTTTATTGAAAATAGAGATAGAAATTATTCTGTCGATCCAATTCCAGTTAAAGCTTATTTTGATCAAACAGATGTATCAACTGATTTTTCACAATTTGGTATCAATTTAAATGATTCTTATACTTTTAAATTTGGATTTAATTTAACACTGCAAAAAATTAAACGACCTATCGTTATTGGTGATATTTTAGATGTACTAGCTGAAATACAATTTGATACAAATTTAAACCCTGTTAAAAAATATCTTGAAGTGACTGATGTAACTTGGACAGCTAGCGGGTTTACACCTAACTGGCAACCAACTCTGTATACAGTTACAGCACAGCCAATGATCGCTAGCCAAGAGACAAGAGATATTGTTGGTCAATTGAATAATAATTTCTTTGATACTTTAACTAACAACTTTGATACTACAGCGCTACAAGCTGATAAAGCTATACGTGCTGAATCTAATACTTTAGTACCGGAATTTGGTGCTAGTATGAATGACTCGTATGAAATACCACCTGATATTATTAAAAAAGGTCTCAAACACGGTGTAAATTATAGTCATTTAAATTCAAATGCTAAACAATATCCGTTTGAAGATGCTATGCCACCTAATGGATTGCCATATACCGAAGGTGATACGTTTCCTGAATCTCCAAACGATAAAGATTATCATCGGTTAACTTATAGCAGAGTATCAGATCCAATACCTCCAAGACTGTACCAATATTCAATATTGAAATCTCGTTGGATATACCTAGAAACAGATTTAAGACTCGCTGATAATTCTAAAAAACCAACATTAGAAGAGCATATTAAAGGCAATGTTGACGTTAGTAAGTTAAAAGGATAAAAGAAAAAGCGCACTGAGTGCGCTTTTTTACCGTTTATACTAATGTTTCCATTACATTAATATTAGTTACATCAAATTCTGAATCTGGTAATTCTGATAATGCTGTTACATCGTTAACTTTTGCTATACGTACCCGTATATCCTTAATTCGATCATCGCGAACTTGTGATGGCGCAACCAAATAAATTGTCACTGTAAACGATAATGTATCAGTTATGATTCTTCTATCAGTACCTAATGGTAGGTTTTCACTACTTGTAATGCTAGTTAAGTCGACTTTTGTGATTTTACTACCATCGAATTTTGAATCACTGATTTGAATTTGTATACTTGGGTTAAATAGTACTAATATCTGTTCTAAAATTTGCCATCTTACATCGTTGTTGTTTGAAAAGATATGCAATTCCATTGTCATATTAAATGGTATTGCCATTATTTGACTAACTGTAACGGTGTCGTTTGGAAATACACCACCCAATGGAGTGTATGCCATTATCTTTTCAGTATCAATACCTTTTAATTTATCAGTACTTAAATCCAATCCAGCCATGTTTGCTGACATTACTGGTAACCGCAATGGATTGTTTTGCGTGTTTTTAGCTAATATTGAACCAGCTACACGGTCTATTGAACCGTACATAATTGGCACTGATATTGTTTCAATCCCACCTGAAGCGTTAATACCGGTCATAACTTCCAATTCACGGAATATTTCCATAAATTGTACAATATGCTTTTTAAACTGTTGTTGACAGAAATATGCCATAAATCACCTCATTCTTATGATCATTTATTTATCATATAAGATCATATGCAAATTCTTTGTTCTCCTTAAGGAGAACATTAGAGAATATTTTTTTAATATCTAGATATCATATAATATAGTCATTTGATCTCCTCGATTCTCCAATGTTCTCTAATATCCTCGATCAAACGGTAGGAAAGAGCGGTTAAGCTCTTCCCTACTTGGTTAATTAACCGGTAATTGTATCACCTGTTTTTACCAAAGACATTGGTACATAGATAAATTCAATTGTTTTTACTGGTTTCAACGCAATTTCGACATACAATTCATTGCGATCAATACGATCTGATGTATTGTTGCTTTCATCACATAATACCGCAAAATCATATAACCCATTATTGACACGAATATTGTTTAAGAAACCGGTCACTAATGATGTTACATTTTTACGTGTACTAGCAACGTTTGGTTGCATCAAATATTGTACTAACATTTTTCTGATCATACGACGTGTATGCATTACCATACGTGACACGTTAATACGATCTAAAGCTGAGTTAAAGTTAACACTTACACGTGTTTTTTGACCCCAGACAGCAATACCATTTTGTATTGAATCTTGAATTGGGTTAATATTACACAAGTTGTATAAACTATCACGCATACCATCATTCAATCTTACCATATGGAATTGCGCTAATGATGTACCTAAACTTGCTTGATCAACGTAACCAACGCGGGTAACACCAACGTAACTCGATACAACACCTCTATTAGGACCAGCAGGTGCATCCCAAATGTTACCGTTTTTATCGGTATACGCAAATGCTGCTAATGCAAGACCAGACGCTGCACCGAATACATCATAACCATCAAGATTTGATACTAACCCATGTGGGTAGTAATAAGCAATTTTACCACCGTTATCAGATCTGATATTAGCAGATGCTGAAACAACAGTACTTTGATCTACTGAACGTCCCCATTGAATTACTTCGCGAGGTGACAACCAATATGGTGTATCAGCGATAACAAATGCTTCTTGTTTAACACGATCTGCTAACTCTAACATTTCATCAGCTAGTTCTGGGAACCCAGGTGTTAAAATCACGTTAAATTCATACGCTTCAGAAGTAATATCACTAACATCATCAAATTCACCAGTTATATCGTAATTGATAGTGGTGTTCGCTTTAATAATTTGACTTAATTTTAATACAATCGCTTGTCTACGTACCGCATCCACATTTGAAGATGTTGTTACTTTACCTTTTGGGTGTGTACTGTTGTACCAACTGTAAGTTTTTAAGTATTCATCACAACCTTCGCGAACGATCGCTTTGAATGTATTAACGTCAATGCCGCCCAATGGGTTTGTTAATGTCGCAGTAATTGATGCTTTATTAGCTGTGTTAATTGTTACTTTTGGTAGTCCTAATACTACCGTTTCAGCTGCGTTAGCTGTATGCAAGAACGTAACAGGACTGCCAACAGTAGCGGTAACGGTAATTTTTTGTACTGTACTTGGTGTAGCACCTATTGTTAATAACGCATCAAACTCAATTACTGTCGATGGATCTAATATACATGTTCCAGTTGTTGGATCGTACTGAACGATTGCGTAGCAAGAAGATGAACTTTTTAATGTACCAGTCGTTACTGTTGCACCAACTGTTTGTGTTACTGTTCCATCTAAATCAAATTTTGTATGCAAATTGTACTTTGTATTGCTATTTGTATCTAGGAATGGAATAGCTTTTTGTATTCTACCTGTAATGATACATTTTTTTGTAGTGGTATTATCTAGTGCTACACCTGTAGCTAATACTGGCACAAATGTAAACTGCGTCAACGCTGCAGGATCAATCGTATACGTCATTGTATTAGCTATAATTGGTACAGCAATATGTTCGAACGATGTTGCTGCATCTAACATATATGTTAAGGTAGATGTTGCACCTTGAACAGATAGTGTTAAATTAAAGATAATATCTTGCATTAATCTAGCGGTGCTAGCAACAGCAGTTAAACCTGTACCACTAGCTGGTGTATAGTTAATATAACCGCTTGCTGTACCTAATATTGTACCTCTATAGATAGTTGGTGTTGTACCAGCTACAGTTTTAAGTACATTACCAGTTATTGTAAAATCAGTACGACATTTATACGAAATAACCGCTTTTGTAGTTGCATCAATTTGTGGTGTGATTCCTGTAATGTTACCAGAAATAACGAAATTATCTGAACCAGTTGTTCGGAATGTGATGTCTGTCGGTAATGTTGTAAATTTAGATGATAATGTAGATGCATCATACTTAACAACTGAACCACCAATCAAAGAGTTTTGATCAACTAATGCACGTTGAATTTTTCCCGCAATACCAACAAAAAGTTGACTTAAATCGGGTTCTTGCGCTAATGGGTTATATAGTGAAGCAGCGGTTGGTGCAGTTGCTAATACTTTTCTTGCGCCACTTGAAACTAACAAATTATAATATGAATCTTTCCCCGCTACAACCGAGTCAATTGTTTCTACATATGGTTCATAAACGTATACTTCGTGGCTTTTACCTGTTACATCATATTCAATCAAACTTGATTCAACATCAACAAAATTACCTGCCAATATATCAGAAATGTTGTACATTTTTGAATTTGGAAATTTGTTTCCAAATGTACTGGTTTCTTTAATAAGTTGCGATGTCGCTGATTTAACAATTTCTGCTAATTTAGCATTTTCGCCATGAGCACGGTTTACTTTTTCATAATACGCATCTGTAAGCGCAAGAATAGCAGCATTTGATGAACCAGCTGGTATAGTTGGAGGTTCAACAAAACCACCTAATGTTGTTACAGAATCTGGGATAACATCATCAACACTAGCTAAATAAGCGCTAAACATTGCAGCTGCAGAGTTAACAACACGATCTGTTGCTAATGACCACTTGTCTTGTAAACTTTCGATGTTGTCGTCTAAGTCAATATCCGCACGAATAACATAAGCGCGGTTACCTAATTTTAAAAATTGGTTTAAAGCTAACAACCCGTATTCGTTACGACTATCACCATGTTGTGGTTGGTCATATACGTCACGATAAAAAACTGGAATGCCATATGCATCGATACTTTCACGTAACGATGTAATCAATCTTGGTACACCAGCTTCAATTGTACCTTGTGCGACTGCATTTGAATTGGGAAGCAGTTTTCCGTATTTGGTAGCAATGAAAAATAATGGTACGGTAGTCTCAGCGGCTGGCAAATATATCGATTTGTCAGTTACTGTGACTTGTACGCCTGGGCTAAGTAATGCCATATTATAAACTCCTAATTCGACGTCAATTCTGTGAGATATTGTATTTATGCAAATAACCATAAATACCTGATATCGAATACAATTTAGGAGTAACTTACTAAAATGGCTACTATACATGATATGGGTATTGATATTGCTAACCAAGGCATTTATCACCCAAAACATAAAAATAGATGGAAAGCTACATTTACCGGTTTAGGTGGTAATCGTATCTTACCTAACCCAGCTGCTGGAATCACCAGTGTTGGCATTGCTAACGCTGTAACAATGCAAGTTGTAAAAATGGCTCGTCCTAATTTATCTTGGGAAGATAATACCATTCAACGCTACAACTCAATTACTTATGTTGCTGCTAAGCATTCTTGGGATCCAATTAGCATCACATTAGAAGACGACGTTAACAGTCGCGCTACATTACAAATTCAAAACCAACTTGAAAAACAACAATTGTTAATCGGTGGTATGAACGGTACAATTGGTGGAGCTATTCAAAGTAATCCTAATTTCTTGCAACCAGCTGCTACAGCTCAAGAATATAAGTTTGCTTGCGAATTAGCAATGCTTGATGGTGGTGACCAAATTCTCGAAACTTGGGTTTTACAAGGTTGCTGGTTTAAATCAGTTAACTACGGTGATGTTGATTATGGTGCTGGTGATCAAGTTACGATTGATATCTCAATGAGATATGATCATGCTTATCAAATTATTGAAAATACCAATTACGGTACTGCTCTTGGTGGTTTTTAGTAGTACAATATGAGTACTTTTAACGCACTGAATGTCGCGGATGGTAATGCGGTCTCTGACCGTATTAACAGTATTGTGTCTGATACTATCGGGGGTACCTACCCGTTAGTATCCGCCACTAACCCAATTACAAACAATACATTAGCGACAGATGGACAATCTTTATTGTCTAATCTCGGCATTGATGTTAATGATAGATCGTTAACTGCTGCATCAATCATTGTTAATAATATATCTAACGGTACGTTGCGTGATGTTAACGTTAGTGATTTTAAATCGTACGATAGTAATTTATCAACAGGTGGTAATACCTCACCCTACGGCGATATTGCGAATGCGTTTAACACACTTTATGACGAAGCAGCTAGTCAGATATTAGGTCCCTCTAATACAGTCGTCACTGACGCTTTATCTAGTACATATACTCCAACAACGACAGCTGAAGCTTTAGCGCAACAAGGTGCTAATTCAGGTAACACTCAGGTAAATGGTGGAAACCCAGGTAATATTAGCACTTTAACTAGTCCTAATTATTATGCTTATGACCTTATTCCATATCAACCAAAAATAAGATATACGTACATTGCTCAAATGACAATGTATGGTGAATATCAGCAAGATGTACCTAATACTTGTACTTTTTTGATTAAACAGTTTGATAAACCAAAAACATCAATTGAGTATGAAGAAGTTAATTTTTATAACTTCTTTTCACAAGTACCAAAACGGTCTAAATTTGAACAAGTATCCTTTGAATTACATAACGATATAAAAAACGAATCAATGAATTTTATTGTTTCTTATTTGCGTCGTGTTTGCCCTATCTTTAATCAAGAACAGGCAATGGGTTTTGAAGAAAATGGTATGAACTTTGATAATGCAAATAGTTCGTACGGGCTACATACTACTACAAGCAATACTAATATTATTCAATCAATAAAAATATTTGATATTTTTAATGGTAATCGAACGATGGATGTTTATACATTCAACAATCCAAAAATAACAAGTATTGATATGAGTCAGTGGAACATGGAAGACGGTGGTGGGAGCATTATTACAGTTAATCTAGTGTATGATAATTGGTATTTGGATACCGGTGTTGAACCTAAAATACCTACTAATACCTTAGGTTTATCGGAACTTGCTGCATCTAATACACAAGTTCTAACATCAGCTGGGGCAGGGTGGGATAAAAAATATACTAATTTGCTATCTGTAAATGAAAAAGACCCAACAGTACAAGACCCCGCTAGTAATTTCGATGTTAATGTAGCACAAGATGTACAAGATGGACAAGTTGGTGAAGATACATTATCTACTGACCAATTAAACACTATTTCTTCACAACCGTTTACGTTTGGTAAAGATATTAATAATCTGAATATCATTAAAAATGAACCTGTTACTTTACCTTTAGCAGAAGAATTAGCAAAACCATTAGCTACTAACCCTACTATACCTGGTCTTAACGTTGATCAAGTAGCGTTATCACTAACACCTAAATTCGATTCATGATATGGCTAGATTCACACAAGGTTTATATAAACCTAATTTTCCAGAAAAATATATCGGTGATGTTAATAAAATAAGATATATGTCATCTTGGGAACTATCAGTTCATAGCTTCTTTGATAATAATGTTAATATTTTAAAATGGTCGTCAGAGGGTATAGCTATACCTTATATTAAACCAACTGACGGTAGAATGCATCGATATTACCCTGATTATTATATCGAATATACTACTAAAGATGGGTTTATACAAAAAGAAATTATTGAAGTAAAACCTGAAAAACAAACAAAATTCTCAAGAGCTAAATCTGCTAAAAATAAACTGTATGAAGATGTTCAGTTTGCTGTTAATGTAGCTAAATGGAATGCTTGTCAGCAGTTCTGCACACAGTACGGTATAACCTTTCGTATCGTTACAGAAAAAACTTTGTGGGGAGATAAAAAACCTACAAAACGTAAACTCAATAAAACTAAGTAACCCCCTTATATATCCGCCCTTTTTGATATTATAGAATAGAGTTAAACTGTTTATTATGGTTTTATTCTATTATTAATAATATTACTTTGAATTATTAGTTATAAATATTTTCTTGTATATTACAAGAGGATATGTTAATGACAAAGGAATTTATAGAACATCCGTTTGAAGGAATGTTTGATATTGAACCTGGTACAACATTAGTTAATAGACCGGTATTTGATGATAACGGCATGGTTAATTATGAATCGTACGATGAAAAAGAACAGGAAATAGAAGCACAATACCAAACAATATATTCAGCAGCTTTTGCAGCTTTTACTGATCAGGTAATGTCAGCGCAAAGAGGTACTGATCCAGGTTACCACGGTAAGAATTTAGAAGCTGCTGCTAAATTCCTGTCAACTGCATTAGATGCTGTCAAAGAAAAAGCTGAACTTAAACATAAAAAAGATAAGCTTACTACAAAAAATGTTTCTCCTACTAATGTTACCAATAATAATTTAATTATGGATCGTGAAGATCTTATTAGTATGTTACAAGGAAAAACTTTAGATGGCTAAAAATACCAGATTAAAAATGCCCGGTCCACCTGAAGAGTATACCCCTGAACAAGCATTAGAGTTGTTAAAATGTATACAAGACCCGGTATATTTTATTGAAACGTATTGTAAAATTACCCACCCTACAAAAGGGATGGTTGGTTTTACATTATATGATTTTCAGTGTGATTTAGTTAAATCGTTTCATGAGAACCGCAATACTATTGTATGTGCTAGTAGACAGGTAGGTAAATCACAAACATCATGTGGTTTTTTATTATGGTACGCATGCTTTCAAAAACATAAAGAAATCTTAATTATATCTAATAAAGCTAAAAGTGCTAAAGATATGGTAAAACGTATCGTCTTTATGTATGAAAATTTACCTAATTGGATCAAACCTGCAATCAATCCTAATAACTGGAATAAATTAGAAATTGAGTTTGCTAATAAAAACCGTATTGTATCAGAATCGACCACAGAACAAAGTGGACGGGGTATGTCCGTATCGTTACTTTTTGCAGACGAATTTGCGTTTGTTGAACCGTCAATTGCAGAAGAATTTTGGACCTCAATCTCACCTACATTATCAACCGGTGGTAGTTGTATCATTGCTAGCACACCGAACGGCGATGATAATAAATTTGCTGAACTATGGAGAGGCGCTGAACAAGAGAATAACGGGTTTGTTCCATTCTTTGTACAATGGGATACTGTACCAGGACGCGATGAAGAGTTTAAACAGCAAGAGATTGGTAAGATTGGTGTTCAAAAATGGGAACAAGAATATGAATGTTTGCGTGGTGATAGTCTAGTTGAAGTTCTAATTAACGATAACGAAATTGTAAAAATACATATTAAAGATTTATATGAAATGTTACAAAGAAACTAGTGAAATGTTATCACAAAAATATGTTGTATCTCCTTTGAATGGTGAAACATACTGTAGAGCTAATGGTACGTTTTTACGTCATTTAACACA